ACTATTCTGATGCTACATTGCAAATTCTTGGTAGTAATAATCAGGCTGTAAAAACTGTTCAATTCGTTGATTTATTTCCCATTGCAATAGACTCTTTAGTTTTCCAAGGCACCAACACAGATGTTAATTATCTTGTTGGAAATGCAACATTCCGCTACGGATATTACAAATTCTTGTAATACAAAATTGATTTTTTTGTAAGATTACTGTATAATAACAGTTATCTTAAGTGAGGTTATTATGAATATTGAACAATTGCAAGAAGAGTGGGATAAAGATTGCGAGATTGATGATAATTATCTTGGTGAATCTTCCATAGCAACTCCAAAGTTACATTCCAAGTATGTCAAAATCTTGGTCAATGTAAAACTCAAACATACCAAACTCCAATCAGATTACAATCTATTACGTAAAAATAAATTTCGCTACTATCGTGGTGAACTATCTCGTGATGAACTATCTGCACTTGACTGGAATCAATGGCAAGGTGTTAAGCCATTGAAGAACGAGATGGATGAATTTCTATCAGGTGACGCAGAACTAAACACATTAAGAGTTAAGATTGATTATCTCGAGACAATGATATACTTCCTTGAATCTGTTCTTGGTCAAATCAAAGCCAGAGACTGGCAGATTAAAAGTGCCATAACCTGGAAACAGTTCCTTGCAGGTATGTGATGATACATAATATCTATGCAACACCAATATATCTAAGTAAAATAGATTTGAATAGCATAATTGAAAATAGGGTCTCATTAATTAGATCTACATATGATATATCTAATCCATGGAATGATGGGACATATACGTCTTTTAAATTTGGCAATTCTCCAAAGGATAAAATAAAACATTTTAATGATCTTCCATTATTCATAGAATGTATTTCTACAGAAATTAAAAAGTATATATCTGAAATTGGTGGTAAAAATATAAAGTTTACAATTGACGAAAGTTGGGTAAATTTTACAGAAAAAAATCAATATCAACATTTTCATATGCATGCAAAATATGATATTACAGGAATATACTATTATAAGGCAAGTGAAAATGGATATTTGCAATTAGAAAATCCAGTGGCAGTTGCTGATTATAGTAAATTTCCAAACAATATTATTTCAACTTCTCCAATTTGTATACAACCAAAAACTGGGACACTAGTATTGTTCCCTGCTTGGCTTAGACACGCAGTATATAATTTCAGTTTCTTTTAATATAACTATAAATGATTAAAATTGAAAAATTAGATGAAGTATACGTGCGAGTTTTTTCTGATTCGAGTATTGAGCAGGAACTCGCAGACTTCTTTACATATGAATATCCAGGCGCAAGATTCACACCACAATTCAAAGCAAGACTTTGGGATGGTAAGATTCGCTTATACGATCAGATAAGAAAAACTCTTTATGTTGGTTTGGTATCATATGTTGAGGAGTTTGCCAAGCGCAATGGATACTCTGTTGATTATGTAACCCCAGTACTAATTCAAAACAATATCACACATGAGATGGTCGAAAATTATGCTAAATCTTTAGATCCACATGGTCGCGGAAAACCTATCGAGATTCGTAATTATCAGGTTGAAGCAGTAAAAACTGCTCTTGATAAAGAACGAACACTTCTACTTTCCCCTACAGCTTCGGGTAAATCATTTATCATTTATACTACAATGCGTTGGCATATAGAAAATAATCGTAAATGCATCATCATAGTTCCAACAACTAATCTTGTTGAACAATTATTTGCAGACTTTGAAGATTATTCTTCTGCCAATCAGTGGAGTGTTAAGAACCACTGTCAAAAATTATACTCAGGTTTCTCTAAAAATTTCACCAAGGATGTTTTAATCACAACTTGGCAGTCGATATATCTACAACCAAAAGCATGGTTTAAACAATTCAATGTTATCTTTGGAGATGAGGCACATCAATTTAAAGCCAAGTCTTTAACAACAGTTATGGAAAAGATGGATAACATACGTTATCGTATTGGCACAACAGGAACATTAGATAACAAAAAGGTTCATCGCCTTGTTCTTGAAGGTCTGTTTGGTCAAGTCCATAGGGTCACTACCACCAAAGCGTTGATGGAATCAGGAAAGTTGACAAACCTAAATATTATGTGTATACTTTTAAAGTATAATGAAGAGATTCGTAAAGCAAGAAAGAACAATCTATATCAAGATGAAATGGATTGGATCGTAGAAAACGAAAACCGTAATAAGTTTATTCGTAATCTTGCTTTGAGGTCATCTGGTAATACACTAGTTTTATTCCAGTATGTTGAGAAACATGGTAAGGTTCTTTATGAAATGATTAAAGAAAAGGTCCATGAAGATCGAAAAGTATTTTTTGTTTACGGAGGTACTGATGTATCAGATCGTGAATTAATTCGTCATATCACAGAAGGTGAAAATGATGCTATCATTATTGCCAGTTTTGGTACTTTCTCTATTGGTATTAATATTCCCTCTCTTGAGAATGTTATTTTTGCATCACCTTCAAAATCGAAGATCCGAAACCTACAAAGTATTGGTCGAGGATTAAGAGTGAAAGACGGTAAAACAAAGTGTAATCTATACGATCTTGCTGATGATCTACATTGGAAGTCATGGAAGAATCATACACTCAATCATGCTGCAGAAAGATATAAAACATATGCAGAAGAAGAGTTTAAAGTTAAATTAGTAGAGGTTAATCTATGCTAAATTCAGAACTTTATGTTATAGTAAAATTAGTATCAGGTGAACAGCTAATGGCTACGTTGATAGCTGAAGACGATAATTATATTAAACTTGAATCACCAATGACTATAAGAATGATTCCTATTCTTACAGAACAAAGAGAGCATGTGACTGCTCATCCATTTTGCCAATTTAGTGATGACAATAATATTATTTTAAGTAAGAAAAACGTCTTGTTCGTTAAAAAATTACATCACATGTTTATTCCACATTATAAACGTATCGTTGCAGAACATCAACAAACTGTTTTAGTGATACCCCAAAAAGATGGTTCTGTGAAGAAGAATGATTCAAACATAACAGAAGACGTTAAAAAGAAAATCTCTATGCTGCAATCTATTCTAGGACAAGAATCAGAGGAAGAAGAGACTAATACAGACAATTATCGAAATTTCGTAGAAGGAAACGATACGATAAACTAATATCAAACCCCAACACTGAGAATTTTGCCTCAAGACAAATAAAAAAAAAACTTGTTTTTTTGCTTGAATTTATGTATAATTATGAATAACTTGAACTATAAGAGGAACTCCTATGTATGACACACTATGTTAATAACGCTGACTTTTTAAATGCTCTCCTAGAGTATAGAAAGTTGAAAGCGAAGGCAGAAGCCGAAGGTAAAGAAAAACCTATAGTCAGCAACTACATCGGTGAATGTATTCTTAAAATTGCTACACATCTGTCGTATAAACCCAATTTCATAAACTACTCTTATCGAGATGATATGATTCTTGATGGTGTGGAAAATTGTATTCAATATATTGATAACTTTAATCCTAATAAATCAAATAATCCTTTTGCATATTTTACACAGATTATCTACTATGCATTCCTACGCAGGATTGCCAAAGAAAAGAAACAGAGTTATATTAAAGGTAAGTTGGTTCAAGAAATGCCCATTGATGCATTTGAGCTACAAGAAAGTGATGATCCTGCAGGCTTTTATAATGCTTATCTAGATTTTATGAAACAGAATCATACTTTTGATGATACATTTATGGAACGCAAAAAGTCAAAACGTAAAAAAAAACAAGTTGAATTGGATAAATTTTAAATAATATGCAATCTGAAAGTGTAAATAGAAATAAAGTGAATAGAAAGGTAGGGTTTATTGATGTGGGAAATAAAATTAACTTTTAAGGATGGTACAAAAGTTGTAAATAAATTCAAAACATTTGAAGAAGTTACAGCATGGATCATGATAAAAGAATCGCAAATACAAATTATGGAGGTTAATTCAGATGCAGGTAGCTATAATCACAGATCAACATTTTGGAGCTAGATCGGATAGTATTGCGTTCTTAGATTTTTATCAAAAGTTTTACGACAATGTTTTCTTCCCTAATCTTGATGCGCATAATATTAGCACTGTGTTTATACTTGGGGATACTTTTGATCGTAGAAAGTATATTAACTTCTACGCACTCCAAAGAACAAAACAAATGTTTTTCGATAAGTTGAAAGAGCGTGGTTGTAGTGTTCATATGCTTGCTGGTAATCATGACACTTACTTTAAAAACACTAATGATGTAAATTCTCCAGATTTACTTTTAAAAGAATATTCAAACATTAATGTTATTGTTCATCCAACAACTATGGCTGTTGATGACACTGATATTTGTATGGTGCCTTGGATTTGTCCCGAGAATTATCAAGCTTCGCTAGGCGAAATAAAAACAACAAAAGCAGAACTATGTATGGGTCATTTCGAAATTGCAGGTTTCTCAATGTATAGAGGAATAGAGTCACACGATGGCATGGATAAAGATATTTTTAATAAGTTTGATCTAGTCTTTAGTGGCCATTATCATCATCGTAGTAGTGATGGTCACATCTATTACCTAGGCAACCCATATGAACTGACCTGGCAAGATTATAATGATGCTCGAGGATTTCATTTGTTTGATACGAATACAAGGCGACTTAATTTTATTCCAAATCCTTATACAATGTTTGCACGAATCGAATACGACGATAAAGAAAAAGACCCAGTTGACATCGATTCTCTCGATTTAAAAGACAAGTACGTTAAGATAGTTATAACTAATAAAACTGACTTTTATAAGTTTGACCTATTTATACAAAAACTGTATAATAAAGGTTGCCACGAAATTAAGATCTTAGAAGATATGTCTGAGTTTGAAGATGGCGAGATTGGCGAAGAAATCAATCTTGAAGATACGTTATCTGTTTTATCCAACTATGTTGATTTAATTGAGACTGATGTTGACAAAGAGAAAATTAAAACATACATGAGAACACTTTACACTGAGGCAATTAATTTGGAGGTAGTATAATTGATAATTTTTCGTTCTGTATCTTGGCAAAACTTTTTGTCAACTGGTAATGTACCAAATAAAGTTTTATTAGACAAATCATCAACCACTCTTATCATTGGTAAGAATGGTGAAGGTAAGAGCACAATCTTAGATGCATTGTGCTTTTCATTATTTGGAAAACCATTTCGTAACATTAACAAGAATCAGTTAATGAATTCTATCAATGGTAAGAAGTGTCTGGTTGAGATTGAGTTTAATGTAGCTAACAAAGAATATAAAGTTGTTCGTGGAATCAAACCAAACATCTTTGAAATCTGGTTAAATGGTGAGATGATCAATCAAGATGCTGCATCACGTGATTATCAAAAGGTTCTTGAGCAACAAATTCTAAAATTAAACTATAAGACATTCACACAGGTTGTTATCCTTGGTAGTGCATCGTTTGTTCCATTCATGCAACTGCCACCTGCACAACGCAGAGAAGTAATCGAAGACATTCTTGATATTCGCATTTTCTCTACAATGAATCAGTTGTTGAAAGAAAAAGCGATTGAAACTAAAGAAACAATCGTGAGGATTGAGAATGATATTAAAAGCGCAAAAGATAAAGTTGAGTCTCAACAAACTCTTATTGAAACCATCAGCAAAGCAAAGAATGAAAGCATTAAGGCTACCCAAACAAAGGTCGATGCTAACAATGTTCAGATTTCTACTACGCAGAGAGAGATCGAATCAATCGTGGCAGTGATCACTGCTCTTAAAACAAGCATCGTAGGCAAGGAAAAATTATCTGAAGACATTGAGAAAGCCAAGCAACTAAAAGCAAAATTAAATCAGAAAGTAGAAACCTGTGAACACAATGCAGAGTTTTTCACAAAGCATGATGTTTGCCCATCTTGTTCACAGGATATTCCAGAAGAACACAAGCAATCTGTTATTCATGATTTGCATGTGAAGATGGAAGAGAACAATAAAAAGATTAATGAGTTGGAGTTTGTATTATCTACACTCACAATTAAACTTCAAAACATTAATAACATTGTTGATCAGATAACTGATAAGAACATTGAACTGTCTACAAAGAACTCTACTGTAACTTTACTCAACAAACAAATTACAGAACTTGAAGAAGAAATTAAAACAAACAAAGCAGATACTGCTGATGTTGATGAAGAAAAGAGAAAGTTAAAACAACTTGCCAAAGATGCACTTGATAAGATTACTGATAAAACTACTTTACAAGAACATCGCAATCTTGAAGAAGTTGCTTCCATTCTTCTCAAAGATACTGGAATCAAGACAGCAATCATTCGTGAATATTTGCCCGTGATGAATAAACTCATCAACAAGTATCTGAATGCTATGGATGCCTATATTCAT